ACTTTACTTCAATATGGTCGAAGTTATATTCTTTTCCGTTATATCGATGAAGCAGATTGCTCATTTCCTGAACACGATCTGACCCAACAACCATGGTGACTTTCTTGTAGCCTTTTCCGTGCAAATGTTTCATTGCATCAATGGGAGTTCTTACGGATTTCTCGTCAGACACATTAGCATGCGGGAAGAATTTGCGCATGAAGCCGACTTTCTCGCCATGCTCCAGCGGGTTCTTTTTATCGTCTTGGGTTTGAGAGGCGAAAACGTAATGATCGCCGCCTGCTTTTTTGGCATGGCTGACGACTCTATCGACGAGCTTCTTATGACCGATTGTTGGTGGCGAAAAACGCCCGAACGAAAATGTAACGTGACTCATATATCTCCCGCACTGTGGGGTTACTTTCTATATTTATAAAATTATGATCTTGTCTTTAACAGATTCATCCTAGAGAATTCTTGCCTATCAACTAATTTGGTTGGATGTCCATCTACCGTCATGACGAATCCTTCAGGCTTCACTTCCTTCCCTTCAATGCTATGCTCATAATCTCCAGTGTTTCTGGAGAGCGAACGAACAAGAACATCCTTGGCTTTCTGTAAATGGTGGTGCATATCAAACAGAGACTTAAATTTACCGCTATGCTCATCAACATGCTGCATTTGAGTCATGGCATGTTCCAGTTTCTGACGCTTGGCTTTTTCAGTAGATACCTTTTCAGCAGCTTTTCTACCTATTTCCGATAAATGCTGACGATATCCCTCAACAGAAGGTTTATCTCCAGTTCTTACAGTTTGGTTAATATAGGTTTTGAGGTGTTCTTGGTGCGGAGCTGTTTCATTAAAAGTCTCTGGATGGGCACTGGCATATGCCTTATGTGCTCTCTTCAGATGGGTCTTGTATTCAGCTTCTTCCTTATCAGAATATGAATCAGTGTCAATATTAGTTTGAGGGCTGATCATATGCACATCGGGATGCTTACCAAAACTATGATGGTCAGGATCAAATCCAGCGCTCATATCATGTATATCGCTTCCATGATACTTCGTATGCACGACAACGCCGAGCTTGGCTTTGCCGATCTTTTTTCCTTCTTCGGAATTCTTATCGGCTGAGTACATTATGGTGTTTGGCGTAAAATGATGCTGCCCACCGTGGGTATGAACGTCACCTTCGCCATACATCAGGTCGCCCTGATAGACTCCTTTCTTGGGAGCGACTTTGGGAAGATGTTCCAGTGACTGCTTGAGCTTCGCAACCAATCCTGGGGCGTGTCCATGATTGCGCTCTATATCTTCAGGAGTGTAATTGATCTTCGGATCTTTATTGAATGCTGACTTGCTGGCAACAAAGAATTTACCAGTTTTCGGATGATGACCGAAAACGATAGATGGAGAGCCATCATACTTCGTGGTCAATTTGGCTTCAGAGAACCCACCCTTGAGCTTAGTATGAGTATGATCCAGAACCTTTACGGCGTGATGAAAGCCTGCATCACCATCGTTTATCGGGTGATCTTCTAGGTGCTCTAGGTGTTTCAAATGCCCGTATGGCTTGGCAGTCTCTTCGACAACCAAAAACGTTGAAAAATCTAACACAAAAAGAGTTCTCCATTATGTGGATGTACTCTCTATTTAGTCAAATGAGAAGTTCTTGAATTTCTCGTATTTGTCTCCATGACCATTCATCATAGGTTTGTATGATTGTTGCGGTGGCGGCTCGTCTTGACCTGAGTCGGCAATCTGAGTCTGAGCCACATCATACAAACGCATTCTGGCTCGGTCGATTCCAAGAACAAACCTCTTGTTACTCGATGGATCAGAGAATCGATTCTTCAGCTGCTTCACAAGGATTTGATTGACGGCATCCAACTGTTCAGTTGCAACGATGGAGATCATAAAGTCAACGGTCGCCGCAGTTCCAAAGCTCTCAGAGATATCTTCCATTCCAGGATCAGAGTTGGAGAAACCAGAACGAGTCGTCTGAGTTGCAGTCACCACCGGAACATCAAACTCAACAGCAAGACCACGAAGCTCCTCGGCGATGGCTTTGATGTACGAATAGCTGTTGACATTGGCACCATGCTTCAAACGAGAAGATGCGCAGATGTTCATGTAATCGATGAAGATGACATCCGGAACGAAGTTGCGCTTTAGCGCCAGATCGTTCAACAACGCACGGAAGTGAGCTGAGGATGCAGAAGCTGTAGGATATTCCTTGATGATCAGCTTACCCTTGGTCTTACTCTCAAGGTTGCGTATCTTCTTCAGATAGATATCCTTCGGCATCGTTTCTAGCTCATCGACGCGAACGTTCAACAGATTGGCGTCAATCCGTTCGGCGATACGTTCTTCTGCCATTTCCATGGTAATGTACAGAACATTGAGATTCTCAGTCAAGGCTGACGCTGCCATATGACACATGAACAGAGATTTACCAACGCCAGTGTTGTGTGAAGAAACACCATTCGTATAATACCGATGATTTTCATGTTCCACTTGAATATCGACAATTGGAATTCTTGCTGTAGTGCGTTTAACTCTTCCAAAACGATATCCTCCAGTACAGAGATACTTAAAAGGAACGTGACCAACAACTGTCTGTTCGTGCCAAATATCTTGAGCTCGTTTCCATCCTTGATCTGTCTCAAATAAGTGATTCTCATTCACCCTGACGATTTCACCATTTTCAAGTTCAAGCCGATATTCGTCCCACATTCCTTTATCAACAAACATGGAAACGGGAACATATCCGTCGGGGGAATCGACTTCTACTTCATAGTTGGATGAAAGCAATTCTTCAATTTCAGAAATGCAAATTTCTTTCTCAACCCACATAATTTATGCTCCAACGTATATAAATAAAGGTGCAGATCGCGATAGTGCAAATATCCATCTGCTCTAACACTATACAGGAGTGCCAGCAATGTCTATTTATTTCAGAATATATCATAACCTATGTCAGTCGAGAAAGCAACTGAAAGATAGTTGGGTTCATGGATCCAATTTACATAGGCACCACATAACACCAGTTCATTCCGGCGGTTTGGATGTAGAAGAAAACTACACATATTTAACTTTGAGAGAACATCAAATCGCACACTTCCTCCTTTGGAAGATCAACAGGATGCTAAATGATTTGAGATCTATGAAAATGTTGGGAGCTAGATTAAGTTCCGAACAAAGAAAAATTATTGGTCAGTGGTGTCATCAAAATAAAATCGGCATATTTTCTCAAGAATATAAAGATAACAAAACAAAACAAAAAGAAAGATGTAAAAAATCTGCACAAACGCAAAAGAAAATGAAGGTAGGAACATTCAGCGAAAATGGCAGAAAACAATTGGTATCAAAAGCGGGGAAGGTTAGCGGATTCCTCCAAAAACAAAATAAAAAGAACATTCACGATCCATCCAATTTCAAGAAGCACGCTTCCCTTGGGGGAAGAGCCATAAAAGGAATGATCTGCGTGACGAACGGTTCCCGCAGAACTAGAATCAAACCAGAAAAACTGCAAGAATATATTGACAACGGATACCGAAAAGGGTTTACTCTCTTTTCCTAAACCTAATTTTAACTTTAGTTTCTGGATGTACGCATCCCGCAAGAATACAAGAAAGAGTTTTCCTAGGCAATCCACCGCGAGTGATCTTGTTCATGTACTCAAGATCAAACGGAATGCGCTTCTCAGTTCGATGGTAGAACTCATATCGCTTTTCCGCGTTGTCGATATAGTCGTGACCGACATAGGGATCAAAGGAAACGGATAGTGCATCAGTCAACAGAGAGGGAATTGCTCCCTTGCTGAATTGTTTGTTGGATCCATCAAGAATATGAATCGACTCTAGGATAGCGTTGTGAATTGCTTTCTCTTGGCAGAACTTTTCGGCAGATTCAAGAAGCCATTGATCATCACTGATGTCATCATTGGTTTTGACTTCATCAATAACATCAACGGCATTTTGAAATTCATCAGCAATCAATCCTGGGCGATTGCTGAGTTCAACCCTAATCGATTCGTATGAAGGAATCTTGTTGTACTTATGAATGAACTTGGCAACTTCTTGGAAAACTACTCGCTCAGTTTTTTCGTGAAAGTAATCTTCCTTAATGAAAGGCAGAATCTTTCGAGCGAACTCTTCTTTTTGGAAGAGGTTCTTCAATATAATCTTCTCTATGCTCATCATCTAATTTTCCTTCCTGTTTTTGTTTCTGGTCTTGAATTGTATCCCAGAACAACGCCAGCAAAATGTTCCCAACAACTTTCAGAAACTTCTTGTCTTCATAGAAGTTTCGTTTCAGCTTGTCAGTAAACTGAATCACCTCAATATTATACGTCGCATCTGCTGTGCCGTCAACGTTTTCTTCTGTGATTCTTATGGTATCATAGCAGTAGACAACGCCAGCATATTTGCCTTTTAGAATGCGAATTGGAAGAGCCTGAGATTCTTCTAGGCTAACGTCGATGGCATATTCATAGAATTCGCCTTGTGCGTAGTATTTCTTTCGATAGGCGATTCCCAGTTTCTCGAGTTTACTCTGTATCCACTTCATCATCTTCGTCATCTCCTGCTACGCCAAGAATCGGAGTGCTTGATACCATATAGGTTTTCTTCACATATTCTTGGAATTCTTTTGAGTTTAGTATTGGTGCCCAGAAAGTTTCATTCTCTGTATCTGCCAGTCGATACTTCTTGTCTTCCATTGCACCAGTTGCCAGATCAGTTTTTGCATACCATCCATTGGAAGGTTTCTGTACAAAGCCACCTTCCAAAGCAATGTCAAGCAACCCTGACCATTTACTTATACCACCTTCAAAAGAGACCGAAACAGGAATCTTTGCTTTCTCGCGAACGAATCGCGACTTCTCGACGTTGATGATGAAGTTGTAACCAACGATTTCTGTGCCTTCCTTTTCTTGCTGCCGCCCAAGGATAAAGATATTGTCAGCCGAATAATATGAACCAGTACCACCGCCGACGATGTCCTTGGGATACATACCAATTTCTTTGTAGGTGTGGTTCACAACAACAAGAGGAATATCTTTCATGGTAAGATGCGGTGTTACCATACGGAACAGCGATTTCAGCTGCTTGGCTCGACTCATATCCGCAACGGACTTTTGATCCAACGCATCTTCTACTTCTTTCTTCGACGCAAGGTTGCCGATAGAATCAATCACAATAATCAGTTTGTCATCGCGATCAACGTTGGTCAGCTGTTGCATAATATCAAACTTGAGCTGTTCGACATCAGTGATTGGTGTATGAAGAACGCGACTCTGATCGATGCCAAATGATTGAAAGTATGACTGCGGCGTGCCGAACTCAGAATCATAGAATAGCAAAGCAGACTCAGGATACTTGTCGAGATATGCTTTTGCCATCAGCAACGAGAAGCAAGTCTTGAAGTGTTTTGACGGACCAGCCCACATGGTAAGACCCGGAGTCAATCCACCATCAAGGCGACCAGACAACGCAACGTTGACAATAGGAACCGAAGTTGGAATCATGTCCTTGTCGGTAAAGAACTTCGACTTCGACAGGATAGCAGATTCTTTGATAGTTGTATTCTTCTTGATCTTATCTAAGATGCTCATAATGTTCTCCTTTATGAAAATAGGTCTTCGAGTGAACTAGACTCTTCAGCTTTCCAACCAATCGAATCCAGCACAATCTGTAGAGGATCAAGAAAGGTTTTCTCGAAGAGCATATTGTAATGCACCTTGTCTTGAATGTCAAACTCTTTCGGAATCAAATCATGAAACGAAAGGACGTTGCTATTGATTTTGTTTGGTTGTTTCAAATACACAAACTTGATCTTGTCGCCATCTTCGATCTTGGGATACTTCTTCTCAAGTTTCATCACATCAATCATGTGATTGTAAATCAACGCACCCTTGGTATGAATCGGCGTTCCTGACTTATATGGCGCCTGCCGCAGCGCATTAATGTCACCACGAACATCCTTGAGTTTGACACCATATTCCTTCATGCCATTGACGCCACGAGGAAATGCAATATCAGACAACGGTGCGCTGTTATATTCTGAACGGAACTCTGCGATGAACTTTCGCAGTTGCTCTTCGTTGCTCTCAAGGATGATACGGAACGCTTCTTTAATTTTCTTGCGGCAGATGAGCGGAGTCGAAGACTTGATTGCTTCGAGACCCATGATCTTCATCTTGGGTTCTGCGTATTCAACCCCTTCGTTATTATAGACATTGATGATATATCGCTTCTTCGCAGTCCAGATTGCACGATCACCCAATGCTTCGCGCTTCATGTCCATTGTTTGATCGAACGCAGCAACATAATCCGCAAGCTCGGCATAACACTTGCTGATGTATGGCTGTATCTTATCCTTACATGCAGCATCCATAAACTGAATGACTTTGCGCTTGTCAGTAGTATTCTTGCCGAACACTTTTCTGACCAACTCATCGAATCGAATGTACACGGAATCAGTATCCGAGGCGATAACATAATCCTTGTCAGTGCTGAGAAGTTTGTTTAGATATTCGTTGATTCGGTTCTCGATCCAACGAATCGACAACTGACCTGACAAAGTGATGCCTTCCGCGATGCGAATATCATAGAACCGAAAGTGTTTGTTGCCACAGGCACCATAAGCTGAGTTCAAACAAACCTTCTTAGCCATCTGAAGATTCTTGTATCGCGAAACTCTATTAACAATATCAGAAACATCTTTCATTCCCGCTTTCTTCGCAGCTTCCAGTTCCTTCTCTGCTTCGGTCATCAGATTCTTGTATCGCTTACGATCAGCAAACATCTGCCGCATCAACGTAGGAAGAAATCCTTCTTTCTCTGTACGGAACAACTGGCCATTCGGACACACAGTCATCTTTAAATTCTTGAGCTTGTCAGTATTCACCTCACATGCAAGCATTGTGTCGACATCGATTTTCTGCGAAATGATACGATGCATCTCTTCGGTGTATTCTGTTGGCTGAACCAACGTCTCCGGTGAGATATTATACATCATGATCAAACTGGGATATAGAGAGGTCAAGTCAAAGGAAGCAACCCAATCATGCATACCAACCTGCACATCTTTGACATATGCGCCAGCATACTGCGCAGATTTAGTGTGGTCATCGTTCGGCGGAATAATGATGCCCTTGTTTCGCAGGTGATTGTAGATGATAACATCCCACATACGAACCTGCGAGAACACATCATCGAAGTTGGTCTTTGAGTCATAGGCAAGAGTCATTGCCAACTCAATCAGCTTCATCTTCTTCTCAAGACCAACAACAAGCTGAACGTCTTTGATGTTGTACTCGATGAACTTTTGGTAGTTCGTTTTGTACAACTCAAGAAGAGAACCATACTCGGAGTAATCTAGCTTCTTTTCGCCAAGCTCAACATGTGCAATGTTATCTAGACGAAACGAATCTTGGTTGGGGTTCGGCGCATACTTTCGATACAGCTCGATGTAGTCTAGGGAAACAACACCAAGGATGTCATAGGTTTTGGCTTCTTTGCCTTTGAATGTGGCAGTTCGTTCATTCAAACGATTCCACGGAGAAAGTCTGCGCGCAACATCATTGCCGAGAACGTTTGTTATACGATTAACAAGATAGGGAATGTCGAAGAACTTACTGTTCCAGCCAGTGACAATGTCAGGATGACAAGATGCCCAGACCTCAACAAATTCTTTGAGCATGGAATGCTCAGATCTGAACTGCCGATAGTTCACATCGTCGCGATAGTTATTGAATTGTTGACAACCAAATACTTGATATGTGCCGTTGATAAACAACGTGATCGCTGTTATTTCCTGACTGGCAACATCAGGTTCCGGGAACCCCTCGTCTGACGCCACTTCGATGTCGATGTACGCAACGCATATCTTTTCAAATTCCGCAGGAACATCTGCTGGAAAGAGTTCGGATAGGAATGCGTATTGGTATCTCGTGAATCCGAAGATCTTGAAGTTCTCGATGCCTTCATACTTCTTAACGAAATCTCGCGCTTCGGAAATTGATGTAAAGGGAAGTTCTTCGAGATACTCACCCTGAAGCGTCTTCCACTCCGTTTTCTTATTCGCCTTAGTGTAGAGCTTAGGAGAGTATTGAATTTTCTTGGCGATTCGTTTGCCATTGTGTATTCCTCTGTAAAGGATATTATCGCCAAGAACTTCGACGTTGGTATAAAACATATCTGCTCCATTCATGATGAGACAATTATACTACGCGCAGATATGAAAATCAACGTCTGTTTTTGTTTTTGATTTCCGATGCGATTTTCTTTTTGTCTGCCAACTCACCATTGACGTAGATCTGATCGAGGATCATTCCATATCTGTTCTTACCGACAACAAGACTGTGTCCGTTGAATTCTTTGACCTTGTATCCATACTGTTCGAACAAATCTTTTAAGTCATTTAGACAATGCATCAAACCACCCAGGGAAGATTGCCGTTGTATCGGCGCAGCATTTCAGCATTGCCTTGAAGGAAGAACTCCTTCTGCACAGACATAGGATTGTTGCCTACAGTATAATTTACAGTGTGCCTGTATGTTGGAAGAAAGTTGTTGAAGTGTTGACGAAGAGTTGCACAAAGAACGCGATCAACTTCCGGAACTCCGGGTTCTCTTGCTTTTCGATACCAGATTGGACTTAATTGCAAAGCCAATTGCTTTGGGAAGAAGTAACAACCAAC